CTTTGACAAGATCATGCGTGTAAGACTAGCATCTTACCCGTTTGTGACGGTTAAAGGTCGGAGAGCTCAAAGCGTTCGTCCTGCCAAGGCGGTTTTCACCGCTGGAAGCAGAAGGAAGTCTCGGAGTTCCGTCCCTAGTCGTCGAATTGGTGACAGACACACCATTGAGCTTTGGAAGGCTCTTTGGTGCGCTCTGATATCTTCTGGACTTGGAACCCGTGCTGGTTCTTGGGAAATGAGGAAGTGGCTTTCTCGTTGTGTCGACCGTAATGGTTGGCTCGAGACTGCCAGGACATTGAAGGATGTCTGCGGCGCGCTTCGCTCCTCTGCGCTCGAGCAGAAGCGTTGCGAACTCCCCCCGTGTAATCATTTCCCAAGACACTTGCTTAAGTGGCTTGATCACAGACTCTCTGTTAAAGGAAAGTTGGCCTTCAGCCGACTTTCTCGCGCACTTCCATGCGCGCCCGAGTCTGTGACTAAGCAAGCGATAAGCCAGCACGCAAACATACTGCGTAACAGACACGTGACTCCTCGCTTTCTCCTCGAGGATATCAAGCATCACGTTTACACACTGTTGCGCGGTGGGTTCCAAGATAAATACTTCTTTACTCTTCCTTCTTCGTCTGCAGCTACGGTTGAGATCGGACGCAGCGGAGGAGGCTACAACACAGTGGTCGCTAATCTCGCCAGGCCTGCCTGGGCCGAGGTTAGTCGAGGGTTGTCTAGGGGTGGTGGTCCCCTTGAACCAGGAGTGTTGGAGCCTTGTCCCCTTGCTGCGGATCTCGTGCGTAGGCTGAGCAAGCGACTTCGTGGAGACAAGTTCAACACGTATCCTACAGTAGTAAGCGCGGAACGCAACTGCTTGGCAGCCACGGCCAAGTTGTTGCGCGACTCCGTAGGGAAACGTGTTGTACATGTCTCGTCTGTTATCGCTGAGCTCGGGATGAAGGCAAGAGTAATTACCATCGCACCTGCGCATGTTATTGCGAGAGGGGACCTTGTGAGACAGGTCCTCTGGCCGGTGCTCTTGGCGAAGATTCCTCAGATCCTTCCGTATGCTCCGCATACGGAAGATGGAATCTTGAATCGCCTTGCTGGCTCTATCCATGGTAGTAAGATCTTCCTTTCGGCAGATCTTACTCGCGCGACGGACGGGTTTGGACATGATGCAATTAGTGCTGTCGTCGACGGTCTCCAGAAGGCTGGCCTCCCAGGCCATCTGGTGACTGAACTCCGAGAGTCCCTTGGGGTTGGTACTAATTGCCATTATGTCCGCTACCGTCTTTCGGACATGGATAGCTCGAGTGCGCAGGAGTTTGCAAGACGTTATGAGGTGATTGAGGAAGGCGGGGAGCGCTTTGTTGAAGTTGCAAATAATAGAGGTTCTCTTATGGGAACTCCTTGTTCGTTCTCTATTCTTTCCCTTCTCAATCATTGGATGAGTGAGCGACTGGGTCCGGCCAGGATCATCTGTGGCGATGATCTGGCAGCAGTCACTCACAAGGATAACGTCTCTTCCTATTCGCAGAGAGCCTCTGCTATAGGAAGCGCGCTCCATGAGGGTAAGTCTTTCCGTTCTAAGATCGGCTTCGTGTTCTGCGAAGCCTATGCACTTCTGGACCGAAGTGGAACGGGTCTGGTCTCTTTCAGACCAGCCTCCCTCAAGGAGTTCGTGCGCGATGGTAATGGGGTCATGAGTCAGCATTCTGTGGACTCCTCTTCGTTCAATCGTCTTGCGAGGTGCGCAAGGACGATTTACAAGAAACAGCGTAAGGCTGCAGCGAAGAGGCAGAGACCAGCGGAGCTTCCTGCGGCACTCGGCGGACTGGGTCACCCTTGTAAGGGGCGACTCAAGGTTTCCCGCCTGGTGTCGTAGAGCTCTTATGGAGTTGTATCTCTGCGAGAATGCTGAGCATTCCGGTCCTCATGACCCCACGAAGTATATTCGCTCCCTCCAAACGCCCGCGATACCTATGCAACGAGGTGTCTTTCGCGGAATCTGTGGACACATTGACAACTGGATGGCGGACCAGCGTGTTGACGAATATCAATGTGGAGACGGATTTATTACCAATAAGGAGTCCGCAACATATGCCGCCGTATGTGTGAACTACTCTTATCTTGCTACTGGTAATAGGTTTAGGAAGGTGCGACCAGAAGATATTAAGATCGG